CCCCACGTCGTAATGACAGAGAAGTCCGCTGTCTCCTTCTTCGAATAGGCTGTATCGTAGGATTGAATGATGTACTCGAGACGAGGCATGTAATCCTTGTCCCAGATTCGCCAATACTCTCGTTTAAGAATCGCACCCTCGTCAGAGGTGGGACGCTGCTGGTACATGGCGTTCCACTTCTGCACTGACATCGACGCACGAACCGCACGGAGCTCGTCAAGTTCCCAGAAGCTTGGCCACAGGGCGTGCTCATTAGGCTCGCCTTCGTCGAAGATGGCTGGAAACTCGATAACCTCCCACTGGTCCGCGTTGCTGTTAGATTGAGCTTTGAGTAGTCGGGCCGTTAGGTCCTTAGTTCCCCACCTAGTCATCACAATAACAATAGCGCCGCCCGGCTGCAATCGAGTTCTTGGGCCAGAGGTGTACCAGTCCCACGCGTTGTCCAGAGCCAGCTGAGACGCCGCGTCCTGCTCAGAGTGGGGGTCGTCAATAATCAACATATCTGCACCGCGGCCCGTCATTGCACCACCGACGCCCACGGCAAAATACTCTCCGCCATCGTTAGTGTCCCACCTTCCGGCGGCTTTACTATCGGCCTTCAGGGCAACGTCAGGGAAAACCTCCTTGTACTTGTCGAGGTCCATGAGGTTACGCACTTTACGGCCGAAGCGGACAGCGAGCTCGCCAGTGTGCGTTGCCTGAATGATCTTGGTGCTTGGACGACGGCCCATGATGTAGGCAGGCAGGAGATATGATGCGAACTCCGATTTGGTGTGTCGGGGAGGCATGTTGATGATTAGGCGCTTCAGCGTGCCGTTGGCAATACGATCAAACGCCGCGGCCATCTTTTCGTGGTGGCTAGACAGGATGGCTTCAGGCCACACGTAGCGAGAAAAGCCTAAGAATGTGGTCTTGGCGCTGTCCTGTGCTTCCAGCAGAGCTAGTCGATACTCAAGTCGAAGACGTTCTGCCTCGACGTCATCCGGCGCAGTGATTGTTTGCATAAAGTTCCTAGTCTTCTTTCTTGACGATGCTCAGTATAGCAGCTTCCTGATCCTCTTCTTCATATTCTTCGATAAGGGCGAGGACCTCCCTTATTTCATCCACGGTGTAGCGCCCCCGAGTGTATTTAACCACTGCAAGTATCAGCTGGGTATACGAATACTCTTCTTCCATACAAAACCGGTTTTAAAAAATTTTGCTAAAAATTTTTGGGCGGTTTGATTTTCAAACAAAAGGGGGTGGGGTGCAAGAAGGTTCCACGTGGAACCTTAGGCCAAAACTGTTTTGGGCCAAACTATTTATACGAAATCGGGCTAAAGCTCCGCCGCCACGCTGGCGGGCGGGGGTGCGCGGCCCCCGTCGAGCGAGCGTTCGCTCGAAATCCCGAATCGGCACCAAGGGACCCGCTATTTCCGGTAATCATAATTACCGGAAATAGTGATTCGTTTAAAATCAACCACTTAGCTGTTTCCGAGGCCCGTGGTCCATGCAAAACACTACATCTTGTGGTCGCCCCGGTCCGTGGCCCATGACTCGAGGGCCTCCATCCCCGGCCCGGGAGGGCGGGAAGACCGCGCCGCGGGCCGCGGGCCGCGGGCGCCCCGGGGGCCGGCCGGGCGAGGCCCCTTTCCTAGTTTCTCCAGAGGGCGCCTAAGCGACGTTGTGGTCAGGGCTTAGGGTATGCGCGCCTTTGTCTTAGCGTCGCTCCTGCGAGCTCTCAGGCATCATACTGGCGTCATCGTAAAAATTGATCATGATGTTGGTTTTCTATTAAAAAACCGATTAGCGGATTTCGCCAATTTTTAGCGAAATACACCAACTGTTGGCATAAAAAAGCCCGGCGTGTGACCGCCGGGCCAATAACTACTTCTCAAGGGGTTTTAATCAGCCGCTCTCGCAGCTCCTGCCAGTCAACCGCATGATAGGGCCACTCGTCAAGTGGCTCAGCCTCGAGGCCGTGCTCGGCCAGCTCTTGGCATTGCCTGCCGTGATAAAGCAGCAGGCGCGCGTCAGGCGCTCTCGTCGTCTTCTGGTGCAGCACTAGAATGAACGTCGGCAGGCCCGCCATCCCGTGCTTCAGGTTGAACGCTATCTGGTGCGGGCTCAACTTTACCTTCTTCCCAGTCTTCACTACCTTCAGCTCCACCATCGCCCAACGAGGCGGCAGTGCTATCAGGCAGTCCGGTATCCCCAGCCCCACCCGGCTCTCCAGCCTCGTGATCATCGAGTTCGGCAAGTTCTCCCTCACCTTCTGGTACAGCAGGCTCTCGGGACCTTTGGCCATCTCGCATCTCCTCAATCATCGTTTTCTTGGGCGGCTCCTCGAGCTGCTCGGGCGTCACGTCAATTAGTGTCTGCGGAGGCGAGCCGTACATCGCCTTGATCTCCTCCAGCTTGCGCCTGACCTCGTCCTTGCTCATGCTGTCGATGGTACCGTGCCTGATTTCCTTGCGGTCGATGTAGATCGTGCCAAGGGCCTGCCCACGGCGGTACTCTGCAGCCACAGCTGCGCTGTAGTTGCCGGCGTCAAGGGCAAGGTCTCGGATGGTCTGCAGGTCTCTCATGTGCCTGTCAAAGTTCGTGCCGTACTTTTCTGCTAGCTCTCGACGATACTCTTGAATCGCAGCGACGACCTGCGGGAAGTATTTTGGGTTGGTTAGTTTATTTGCTTCGGCAGAGGCATGCTTTTCAGCATAACCTGCTCGGATGGCGGCCTCTCTCAGGGTAACCTTTCCATCGCCAGAGACCAGCTCTTGCACAAACTTCCACTGCTGCGGCGTGACCGCGTTCTTCTGATCTTTCAAAGGCTTCACCGGCTTTCTGGTTCGTTCTTCCATCTCCTGCATTTTAGTCGGCTTTGCCGGTATCGAGTTAAACAGCTCTTTCATTCGCTTGCTCACAGCATCCTCCTGCATATCCACACCCCACTTTTTCCTCGACATCGTCTAACAGAGAATTCCTTGTCTTGGTCTTTGCCGTATTGGCGTGCAGCAGACCTCGCCGAATCCGCGAAAGCTTGATCTACTTCGAAGTAGTCGCCGGCTCTCATTTCAGCAAAAGGGTATTTGGCCCTGAGATTACCTAGTTTGTTGAAAGTTATTTCCAAGGCTTTGGGGTCAGGCACGCTGAATATACTTGGTTCGTCATACCTAAATGCTTTGCTCATTATCTGTACCTCCTGCAAATCCAGATTCCCTCAGTGTTTGGGCGTACGGTAAACCGGCGTCCGACGCTTTGTCGGTTGCGATAAAATGTTTTCAATGCGTCCCGAGCTTTCTGCGCTCCCTCAGGAGTTCTGATTTTGAAGTAGTCCCCCACTAGCATTGCCTTGAAAGGATATCCACCACGAACAACCTTTCCGTCGTGTCTAGTAGATACAGAATGCTCTCTTGGCTCGATGCCGGGCAGGGAAACTGGCTCGTCATATGTCTTTGGCATAAAAACCTCCATTAAAGGGTGAAAGGTAGCGGGAAGGCAGAAAACGGTCAATAACAGGCGTTTATATAAAGGTGTGATTCATACAGGGAAACATTTCACTACTTTTTTTCACCGCGCGCGATCAATCTAAAATTTACATCATTACATCATTACGTCTGTTAGATATTAGACGTAATACCTAACGTAATAGATAAGGTATTGATTTAACTAACCAAAAATAGGTATTACGTCTATAAAGGTGTTATAAGCATACCTTACATAATCACCCTATCCCATCTGAATTACACCTCTATATAGGCTTTCGCTTCAATCTGACCCGTGGTCCGTGGTCCATGCCACTCGAACCCCCGCACCATGCGGGCTCCCGCGCCATACAAGCCCCTACAGCAACGAAAATCCCGCCGTAATACCTTTCCCCCTATTTCCATGCAAAAACGCCCGAAAGCCGCGTCCCACGGGCCTTTCAGGCATCTACCGCGTTGCCATTACGCCTCATTACGTCAAAATCCGGTGTAATGGCAAAAAACGGCTGTAGTTTTCGGTACTGTAATGCGCCGTAATGTAGAAATTAACGTCAGAAACCCAGTGCCATTTCCTCCGTTTTGAACGCTCTCTCGAGCGC